TACCGATACCCGTTCCAATAAATTCACCTTGTGTTGGTTTATTTGTATCTGTAGGAACTGATGCGGTTTTTGCAATATCAAAATTATTTAATGTCTGTAAAAATTCTTTTGTGAATTTTTCTTTATTCTCATAACCAATCCTACCGTCTGTTGGTATTGACCTCTCATCATACATTTCCGTATTTGCAAAGAAATTTGATGATAACGCATTTTGTAATTTTTCAACAGGTCTATCTAATCCTTGTCCACCAATAAATGTTATTTGTAATTGAACGTTGGCAATCATAGGTTGTACACCTATGCCCTCAGGATTAAAATCCCAAACCCCTTCTTCGTATGTTATATTAACATCTTTAATAATAATTTTTGAATGATAAAAATCACCAATTCTTAATACACAAATTGGTGGTGGTCCGAAAGTTGTATTTCTTGCCCCAATATCTGTGTTATCTGAAAGACCTTTAATTGGTATGGTATCTCCAGGTCTTAAACATTGTAATAAGAATGTTAATCTACCATTTAATCCTTCTGGCGTTGTAGAGTGAAAAGCCGGATGAAAATATTTTAATTTTTCTGTTAAAGATTTAAATGCCACTGGTGAATCTTCTTCTAATTTCTTAAAATAAAAACATTCTGATAATGTTTTCATAATGATTCTTTTCATTACATCAATGGATGGTTTCTTTATTGTAATATCAACAGTATCCTTTAAAACCACCGGTTTTCTAATTGGGTTATTTATCTTTTGTGGTGTTTTTTCACCATACGATTTTTCGTATTTTATTTTAACATACCCCTGTCTACAGTAAAACGCCGTTGGGGAATATATTTTTAAATTGGTATTAGTAAATACTTTTGTACAATCAACACTAGTTCCATTTAGTGATGTACTATTTTCACCTATTGTTCCTATATCAAATATAATATTACCATCTAATTCATATCCTATATCTTTATATTTTATAGTGATTGTTTTTGTATTTAAAGGTAAACCACTTTTGGCATACGTTGCTAATTCCTTTTCGGTAAACCACGTATATTTGAATGTTCCTAATTCATTCCAAATGTGTTGGAATAATGAATGCGCCCTTCTTATTCCTAAGTAGAAATTCTTATCGTTATCTCCCGCTTCCGATGTTGATGTATATATTGTTATTTTTGTGTCTGAAATAATTGTTTTTCCAGATAATGCCGTTTTTAAATCAAGTATTTGTTTATTTAATGCCTCAAAATTTGTAGTTAACCCACTAAATGCAGTTATTATTTGATTAGTTTGTCCTGAGATAACACTTGGGTTTGATGTTGATCCTGTGTCACCGATTAATAAAATTTTATCAGCATTAGACAATGCACTATTCATCGCGGATGTTAAATTGGTAATGTATGTCGATTGACTTCCAATATATTGTGTATAATAATTACTATAATAATCGGGAGATTGTGTTAATACTTTTCCATTTACAGGTGGTTCAGCATTTTTAAAGTAGAATATGTTATTTGTGTCATAATTAACAGGTTCATTTTTATTTACATCAGTATTAGCATCATTAGGTAATTGTTCGGTAGTATATTTAATTGTTTCAATTGTTTCTTTTTTAACACCAGCATTTAGGTATTGTTGAATTAAATCTCTATCGTTTTGATCTAAAGTAGTATATGTTTGTATTAATGAATAAAAATCAATGTCTTGTGCGCCAGCAAAAAATGCATTTATATAGTTATCGGATTCTTCATCTGACATTCCTTTGAAATGTTCTCTAACTAACAAATTCATAATACTCGGATGGTCAACGACAACTTTAAATGAAACTTGACCAGTTCTTTCAGTATTTTGATATGTATAAATTGGTTCCGGTCTTCCGACAAATGAGTTCTTTTCCCAATTTGCATTATTTTGTTCGCTCATCTTTAAGTCGTATGGTGGAAACCACATAACTCTACCTCCATTATTTCCTTTTTCACATGCAGGTAAATCACTTACTTGGAATCCAGATAAGTTAGATGTTTTCCATGCTAAGTTCTCAATTGAGAACATATATTTCTTTGCATAAAAATCACCTAAACCTACATTTTTCTCTACAATATTTGTTGATCCGTCAAATGATTTTTTACCATTAGACATTGGTGCCATGTTTAAATTCCAAGTGTCATTTAATACACTTGATTCAAACCTTCTAACATTACCTCTTCTATATTTTCTTCCTGTTTGTTTGTATTTTTTTGTGTTAATATCTTTTTGATTTGTTGCCAACGGCATCGTATCATAATTTGTCATATATGGTCTATCTTTCGTCCAAACTCTAGCATATTCAACTCCACTTTCTTCACCTGTAAATTTGTCCGTATACTTAACTGCGGAACCTCTTGATATTCTTGTATCCCCATCTTGAAATACTTTACTTGTTTGGTCAATAACATTTGCAACATGTGAACGACGAGATCCTCCGTCTGATGGCATTGAATTTAATAATTCTTGTGTTTTACCTAAAATTGAATCAGGTCTAAACTCATATTTTACAGATAAATCATCATTAACGTTTTGAAAATTTATATCTGTGGTGGATCCTTTATTACTTATCCAAGTTAACTTACCTCCGATTGAACCTCCCTCTGTAATATTTTTATTTGTGTGAAATAATTCAGCTGACACTTTATCAAACATTAACGTTAAATAATAGTTACTCCTTACGGGTCTATCATTAAAATCATTCATCGCATATTTTACATCCTCACCTCTATCGTCTCCAATATAGGCGATACCTGATGGTGCCTCAACACCTAAAATGTTTTTTACCCCTTGTGCAACCTTATCAATAAAATTAAAAATTTTAGATGTGTTTTGTGATCTTGCGGTTGTGGTATAATTTGGTGCATATGTTGAATAGGATAATAAGTCATATAACCTGTTTTTTTGACCACTTCCCATATGTTCAATCAAAAGGTCGGATGGTTTCCTTGACAACAATGGTCGTCTTTGTATCCCTATTAATGAACCTAATACACCTGTTATGTCTTGAAATAATGCACCTAATTGTGATGACGCTTGTGGTCTATAGTTTATCGGGTTTCTTGGGTTACTTAAATAATCCCCTGGTATTTGACTAAAGGGTAATTGTATACCTGAAACAGTTTTTAGAAAATCAATCGCTTGACCTGGTATACTTAACGTATTATCAACCGTGATTGTGTAGTTTGATTCAATTAATGGTTCTCTACCTGTTAATATGTTAACCGCAGTAGTTGTATTACCATTAAGGGCGTCCATTATTCTTACACGACCCAATGTATTTTTTTCTACATTTTGAGCTATTCTACTATAAACGGGTCCTTGTGGGTCATTTTTAATTAAACTAGTTGAAAACTTAACTAATTCAGATTCAGTTTCATAATTTGAATTACTAATAATACCGAATAAACTTAAATCTGTTTGAACAAAACTTGGGTATAACTTTAAATTAACTGAACGAGGTAATGTATTAATAACTTCACCAATAAAATATTCGTCAGGTTTATATATGTTTGAGTTCTTTGGTATTGTTAAATCACTAATTCTATTAGTGTCTACCTGACCTTGTAATAAATTAGGGATATCACTTAGATTTTGTTCAACATATGAACTATTTGTAAACGTTTGAGGTCCATTAGGTTTTTGTAAGGTCTTACCTAATATATGGTTTCTAAACTGTTTTGTTGTATTAAAATCTAAATAACTCGGCATTTTTTATTTTATTATAAATAGGTTTAATACTATTTTGTTAAACATTAGAGTTTCCATATTCCTTTGGATTTTTAAAATCAAATAAATTAAAAGAGGATGGGTTTTTCATAATTTCTCTATTAAACACTGTCATCTCCTGCATTCCAATTAACTGATGTTTTACTGTTACTTCTGAATTTTTTGGTGGAGGGGGTTCTGATTGGTATTGACTTGCTCTATTCATATAATTTTTAATGGTATCAATAGGGTGTACCACCTTGCTTATTACATTTCTAGCTTTATCACCGAACTTTTCGGCATCTTTTTCTATTGTTGATTTTTGGGCCGATGATAAACTTGCAGAATAGTTATCAATTGTAGCTCTAAGTTCTTCAAATTCTTTTCCTCCAGTACCTTTAGCAATCCCTCTAGCCATTTCAGCACCCCTTACTTTATAATATGAAGCAATCACATCAATACCTCTTGACATTTGTTGTGTTTCGGTAAGTTGAGCCATCGCCATATCTTTAGGGTTCATTTTCTCAAACGCTTCTTTATTAGCTAATAATATTTTTTGTTGATTAGGTAACAAATCTTTTAATGCTAACGATTGTTCTTTTAATCCTAATTCTTTCATTAAGGACGCTGGTACTGTGATTTTCATTTCACCACCATCCATACGAGATAAGTTTGTTAAAAACTCTCTATCTTCGTCTTTCATCACTAAACCAGTTGCCATTAATGCTGTAGTTGCTTGAGTCCTTTCAGCTGCTGCAATTGAAATCTTATTCAATTCACCCATTGTGATTCCTAATGCACTTGCCATTTCCTTGGCCTTCCTTAAATTAATACCGGTAACTTCAAATCTACCTTGTTGTTGGTTATATGTTGCTAACGAACCTGATGCCTTTATTAATGCGTCTTGTAGTCCTTCTACGTTGTTTGTTGCATCATACATCAATTTAAGTGGGTCATTAAAATCACCAATTGCACCACCTAAAACTTGTAAATTAGCAACCAAATCTATTGCACCTTCAGGATTAAATACTTTATCTGCAATTGTAAATGTAGATTGCATTTCCATTCTAAACTCACTAGCCTTCTTCGCCATAGTCTCAAGACCCTGAACACCATTTTTAAATCCATACTCATTAAGTTTACCTAAATTTGATTGTAAATCAGTTGTTACCTTTCTAGCACTTAAACCTAATGATGTTAATTTTGTTGCCGAATCTCCTAACGTCTTAATTGTTTTATCCGCACCTAAACCTACTTTTTCAAATTCACCAATACTCACAGCCATTTCAGGTAATGTTCTACCTAATGCACCCGCGACTTTAATCGTATCATCTGTTAATGATTTATTTATTAAGGAAAATTTACCAGATTCTGACGTTAACTTTATATAAAAATCTCCAATATCTTTTAATTTAAAACCAAATCTTGCACCTTCTATAGATGCTTCTTTCATGTCATCTCTTAATGCTTCAGATAGTTTACCACTTATACCTGTTTCTCTATTTACACTTGAAAGTAATGCTGATTCTTGGGATAACTGATCTAATATTTCGGTAAATGCCCCTTTAACAAAACTTGACATTAGTTCTAAGGGGTTAAGTCCTCCTCCCTTAACCATCTCCAAAACTTTACTCATTGCAGGATTTTCTTCCGGTATACCCATTTGAGATTTAAAAATTTGGTTGGTTCCGTCCGCTAAAAATTTAACGGCGTCACTTGCTAATCCCATTGCTTTACCTACATACCCCATTTTTGTATTTACAAAAGTGGATAGGTTATCACCCCCTATATTTTTTGAAACATTTTCAGACCAACGAGCAGTATTTGAGTCTTTTAATGGATTAAAAGCGTTACCTATTTGGATTGCTTCATTCGTATCTGGCATACGTCCTTCACCAATTTTAAATGCCGTTGCTGCCGCTTCTGCACTTTTAGCTCCTTTTGTATATTTTAAAACATCTGCCATACATATAAATAGACTGATTAACTATTTTCAGTCTCTTTCTCTATCATATAATTAATATAGTATCTTCTAATATACACTGGCATAGATAAGATGTCCCCATAAGAGAACCCTCTTTTAACCAAAAATAAAATTTCGTCTAATTGTCCTTTTTTATAATCCGTAGAAAGGACGAAAAAATTCTACCCCGAATCCAATTTCAACTTGGATTGTCTCTCCGGACGGGGTTGTAACATTTTGGGTTAGATCCAACCCCGGTTTAACTTGGTTAATGAATTTTCTAAAACTTTGTGAATCCTTAATTGGTAAGGTTTCAATCAAATTTCTAATATTCATTAAATCTTTATTTCCATTAACTGACTTAATCATCATTTCAAGTTGTTTGGTGATAATCGGAGCAACTCCATTACCATTCCAACTTTTTCTAATTTCATCAATTTCTTTTTCTTGTTTTAATGATAAAAAAGTAAATGTAATATCATTTTTACTTTTCTCCATGAAGTACTTATATTCACCATTAGAATCTTCTTCTAACTTAAAATCTTTCACTTTAATTTCACTTAAATCAACATCAACCGTAAATGGTTCATTTGTCTTTGGGTCAGTTACCGTAATTGTATATTCTGAACCAAAAGCAGTATTTCTTAAAAATATAAGAATTGCTTGTCTATCTTCATCAACAATTTCATCAACAGATAACGTTTTGTCTAATATTTTTCTTTTTAGTAATTCATCAACAACTAAACCAGAACCAATTAAACTTGGTGATGATAGAATGTTTTCGTCACTTGCGGTTAGGTATGCAACTCTAACTGATTTATTTTTGTTTTTATAATGGATACCTTTAGTTGGTAATTCCACCACATCGTATGCGATTGTTGGGTCTATTCTTGTTTCGTCCATAATATAAGTTTATACTATAACTATGAGAAAGTAAAGTTTTTAAATAAAAAAACCGACACCCATTTCTGGTATATCGGTTTCTCATATGAAAAATTATTATATTAATAAACTTGAATACAACGGTCCATTCTTAATGAAGCGTCAATTGTCGCCAAATCATCTCTTGAGTAATCTAAATCACCGAAGTTCAAACTTGTTAAGAAACAACCTTGTAAAATCCATTTTTCAACCACAACTCCCGTTGGGTCTAACATCTCCAATTCAATGTCTTTCTTATAACCCGCAGCATATCCCATACGACCTGTAACTGACTCCGCATGTAAACGGAACCATTCCATAAGTGCTTGAGAAGCTGAAGGACCAATTGGGTCTTTAAATTGAACTTTAATCTCTTCCCACTCAAATTGACCAGCAACATAAGTTTTTGTGTTCAAGAAAGGAATCTCAACTGATTTAATTTTAGCAGATGGTCTCGCTGTGGAGAATACATACCACTCATTTATTCCTAAAGATGATGGAAATCTTAGGATAAATCTATTTTTTCTTTTCGGTTCGTAAGGAACCGGCATTTTCATTAATAAATCTGCCATATTGTATTTGTTAAAGTTTTTAAGTTATTTACTTTCTTATAAATATATCTATATTGGAAAATAATTTTATTTTAAGTTTTTTATTGGAAATACTTGTTTATGTCAATTATTTTTCGTAGTTTTTTACAGGCTCCAGTATATAGTTCCAGTTTAATACTCTCCTTTAATAATTTAATATTTCAATAATAAATACTAGTATATATAGTTCCAGTATTCTGGGTATAATATAATAGTATAATTGTTATATAATATGGTTCTACGTGGAGCATAAAAAAAGAGCACCATTTCTGATACTCTTCTTCTTTTTATATCTCCTTTTAGATTAGATATTGTCGAATGAAGCTCCTGTTGGAGTGATTACAAATTCCAAATCAATGAATTCTAAAGAACGAGTTGGTTTGATGTAAATCTTACCTCTTAATGTGTTAGCATCGATGTCCTCTGGGTCATTAGATACACTTACACGGAAGTCATATAAACCTCTTTCTTTCTTAATTGATTCCAAGATAGGGTTTACCAATCTTAAGAACTCTTGTCTTACTTGGTCGTCATTTTGTTCAAATAATAACCTTACAGCGACTGCAGATATCAATTTCCTTGCTCTTAATAACAATCTTCTTACGTTGATTCTATCTAAAGCTGACTCTCTAACTTGTAACGTTTTGTTACCCCATATAATGGTACCTGTATCAGAGAATGTTGCAATTGGGTTGATTCTTGCCTTATATAACTCATCTCTTTCGTCAAGAGTAAGTTTCTTTTGTGCTTTGATTGCGTTTACCAAACCTCTACTGTAACCCGCAACTGCGAACCAAGGATAAGATACGTTATCAGTTAAGGCAATATTCTTAACAACCTCACCTGTTGGTGGGATATATAATTGAGTTGCGTTATCTGTGTCTCTTACTTGAATCCAAGGCCAATATGTGGCTGAATAGTTAGAATCAACCGCAATACCGTCTAAATCGTCAATAACGTTAGTTGCATCAGTTTCATTTGGGGCTCCGATAATATAAATTGAATCCGCTCTATCGGTTTCAATCATGTCAATTGCTTGAGTTGTTAATGAACTATGGTCGTAGAAGTTAATACCTGGAGTTGCGAATACGTTAATATCTATTGCTTCAGGGTTTGCATATGTTTGAATTCCTTCTAAATAAGCATAATAATCGGAGTTTCCATTTGCAGTGTCAAACAATCCACCATTTGTTGTAAGACCTGAAATGTATGTTGTTTTTCCAAATATATACGCATCTCCATATGTTCTTACTCTTCTGTAGATATCCCAACCATCAAAACCACCACATACTGCAAATGTAAATTTACGATAATTAATATTGGTTAATTTGTTGTTAGCGGCGTCTGTTTGACCTTCCAAATCATAACCCGTTGTTTGATATGTTGTACCTGTAATTGAAGATGCATTAGTTGATAAGTGAAATCCATCAGTACTATTCAATGTTCCTGAACCTTTATATTTGAACAAATCTGCGTCAAAACTAAAATTACTATCTGAAGATAAACCTAAAGATGTTTTTCTATATTTGTCTCCGTTACTTGTTGTTGCTGAATATGGTGATCCAGCTGGACCAATCGCATCTCCTGAATCAAAAAATTCAGTTTTATAAAGAACATTACCTAATTTTGTTGACCCTGATAAAGTTGCGTTTGTAAACCCTTTAAATCCAGCAGGGAACGCATTTGATGGTGCATTAGGGTCCATACTTAACATAATATATTTAGAATTCAAAGTATAATCACCATTTGATGTTCCTACCTTTCTAGCAACATATCCCGCAACATCAGGATTCATTGAACATCTTGAGAATTTTTCTAAAACTGACATGTTTTCATCTGTATCGTTAAAATCTCTAACTAGTATGTCAAATTCACCTGTTTCAATATTGATATTTTGAATTGTAATTTTAACTTCTTCATTTGCAGCGTTTCCGTCTGAAATTGTGGTTATATCAAATAAATCATCAACTTTACCACCTCTTACTTCAGAAACTATAGTAGGTGACGTTGGAAAAGCCCAAGGATTTGAAAAATTGTCACCTTCAGCGTTATATACTTCAGTAAAACTTAAACCACTAATCATACCTTGGTGATATAAATTTTTAGTTAAGTTTGGATATACTTCGTGAACATATAAAGGAACATCACTTCTATCTTTATCATATGGACTTGTTCCTAAAACTTTAGTTATATATTTTGATGATGTAACGTCTAAACTACAAGTAAAAACTTTAGCTCCACCTGTTGCACCTGTAACATGAATATCAAATTCAGATAATGGATTAGTTGTTAATGTTGCACCACTAAGAACGAAGGATGTATTTCCAGTAACTTCAAATACTAAAGTTTCTCCTGAATAATGTCCTCTTGATCTTAATGCTACCACTACAATATCTGCATCTGTACCTAATGTTTTAATACCGAATGTTTTACCTGCTTTATAACCTGTCTTACCTAATACTCTTGTTACAAATAATTGATTTGACTCTTGTAAATAAGATTTAGCGACATAACCTAATTCATATTTTGGATTACCATTACCATCTTTTTCAGGTGATGTACTTCCGAAATATGTTTTAAATTCGTCAAAATTTGAAATTAATATTGGTTCATTAGCTGGACCTTTTAAGGTTTCTCCCACTAATCCCAATGTTGTAACACCTATACTTTGTGCTACGAATGTTAAATCCTTCTCTGATGTATAAACACCTGGAGAAACGAATACTCTGTTTGAATTTGCCATCGATTGTTGTTTGGTTAAATTGTTTTTATTACTTATCTTATAAATATCTTTGTTTTCACCAAAGATTTCCGAACTTTTCTTAAAAAGATAGTTATTTATCTTTAATTATCTTTTATATGGAAAACAAACAAAAAAATGTTAAAATAGGTCAGAAACACCACGAAATGTTAAAAAATTATTGTGATAAAAATGGATTAAAAATTTATAAAGTATTGGAAAAACACATTGAGGAACTTTGTAAACCTAAAAAGAAAGACATTTATGGTGACGATTAGTATAAATAAGATATACTAATTTTTGACCCAACTTTAGGATTGGAGAGATATGTAATTTCATCGTCTCCAGTAATATCAAACCCAACTGACTCTTCTTCAGCTAATCCATTGGTTTCAACCGTTATTAAACTATTGATGGAATTACTTAAGTTAAACACTCTTGATGCGGTATAAATAAACTCTTGTTTTTCAAATTGTAATAATTTACCCTTATTGTCTAAAATTACACTATTAATTCCTTTATAAAATTGTATCGTTATTATTGAGTTATTTATTGGAG